CTGCATCTGACTCAAGCATTTTGCGCTTCTGTCTATTTGTCATTATGTGTGTGCCAGCGCCGATTGCTAGTTTGACTACGTCAAGTATCATTTAATTATGTGATTATTGCTATTATTAGAACTGCAATTACTGCACCAACAATGATAGTGACCTTCTTATGGTCTGTCCAGTAATGCATAATTTTTGCTTTTATTGATTCGATCATTTGCGTCTCCTCTTCTTGTTTACGCCTGCTTCGCTAAGCGCGATAGCTATGGCTTGCTTTCTATTTTTAACCTTTTTCTTAGATTTGCCAATATTTAATTTTTTATTTTTAAACTCACGCATTACCTTACTGACTTTCTTTCTTTTTCTGTCAGTTGTTGTGGGTAGTTGAGCTCTAGATATTGCCATTATCCGTGTATACTTCCACCTTGATTTGGGCCTTTAACACTTTTATTTGATGTTTTTGTGCTTGTGTTTTTATTTTTATTTTTATTTTTATTAGCCATAAATCTATCACGGTTTTCTTTACCGCCACCGCCTTTTTTAGTTTCTTCTTTAGCTGCTGCAGCAGCATCTGCCTTTTCTTTTTGTTTTGCTAAAGTAAATTTATCTAAATCTTTAAAAGTTTCATCTATTTGTTTTTGACTTAAAAAACCACCTGCTGGCGTTGGTCTAGTTTTAGTTGATGCTGGTGGTGCATCAAATGCACCTACAGGTGAATACGGATCATAAACAAAATACGGATCAACCATGCCTGCTGTTGATGGCAATCCTGTACCGAGTGTTGATGGATCATACAATGGCATCGTGCTTACAAACGGTGTGTATGCTTGTGGTGGTGTTGCAGGTGCTACAGATGGTTGTGGTATGCTAGGACTAGCTACTTGTGAAAAATTAAAAGTTGGTTGTTGATATTGTTGTATCATGCTTTGCATTTGTGGGTTACCCAATAAATTATTCATAATACCACCACCAAGTTGCATTTTCACACGGCCACCGTCTGCCATGCCAAAATCTGGAAATGGGTTTTGAATCATTTCTTCATACGCTGCTAATTCATCTGCTGACATGCTAGCGCCTCTTACAGCTTCGTCAAAATATAGAGAATTTGGATCTGCTCCTTGTGCTATTAAATCGTCTCTAAAAATACCCTCTTGAACATCTTGAGCTGCTTCTATTTCACCAATTTTATCTGATATTGCCCCAGTTATTGGTGACACAATAGGATCAACATACTTGTCATAACCAGCTCCTACAGCTTCTTCTATTTTAGTTGTGGTCTCAGGTGCAAAATAATCTCCTAACGCATAAGCTATTTCAGGTATAATTAATCCAGCTGTTAAAAGCGGATTACCTTTGCCTCCCGCTACAACTCTTCTAATAACGGGTGTTAGAGCCGCAGCTGTAGTGCCCCTACTTAATAGAGCTTCACCTTTTGATTGATCTGTAATTTCGCCTGTGGCTTCATCAACAGTTGTATATGGATCTCTAAAAATACTATTAAAACTAAAATTACTATCTTGTTTTCCACCACCTCCTTCACCATCTCCTTCACCATCTATTAAAGCTTGTAGTTTAGCAAGTCTTTCAGCCTCTGCGGCGTCTGCTCTTCTTTGAGCTATTATGTCTGCTCCTGGTGTACCAACACTATCAAGTAAACTAGCAAGACCTGTTCGGTCTCTGCCGCCTTGCATCATTAATAAACCTTGAGCCGCTGATACCATTAGTTGTCCCCTGTCATTATGGTTGACTTCATTTGTTTTATACCATCTTTTGCAAGTGATACGCTAGCTCTCATCTTAGCATGGTCGTCATTCTGTTCAAGCTTGTCTTCTGCAATCTCTTTTGCTTGCATCATTTTAGCTCGTTCTAGATTTAATTTGTCTTCTGCTTCTTCTTGTCTAGCCTGTTCTTCTCTTGCTTTGAGGTCTAATTCTCTGTCTTTTAGTTTCAATAATGGATCATTTTCGACCTGGCTAAGCACTTCTTTTTCTGCTTCTGCATAGTCATCAGTGAATTCTGCAATTAATTGTGCTTTTCTTGCTTCCATTCGCATCTGTAAATTAGTTTGTTGTTGAAATATCTGTTGCACTTGCGGATTTTGTTGAATTTGTTGTTGCATCTGTGGATTTTCTTGCGCTTGTTGCATTATTGGTTGAATTTGTTGCTGTAATTGCTCCATTCTTTGTTTTTCTTCCATAAATTCCATATCAACCTGCTCTTGTGCCATTAAAAGTATGTGTTCCATGCAATTTTGTTGCAACATACCCATGGCTTGTGGGTTATTTCTAATAACCATTGTGCCCATAAACCTTAAATGCGATCTCATGTGAGATTGGTGGTCTTGTTTTGGAAAAGCTTGTATTTTTTTACCGTTTAACGCCATAATATTTTCTGTTGCGGGGTCCATCGCCTGTGGTTCTGGCGGTGGTGGTAGCAATTGATCAATATCTTTAACTCCAAGTGCCTCATACATGTGTCTGTATGCATGATAAATATTGTGCATCTGTGGATTTGTCATTGCAATCTGCATTTCTGATTGTGCAATGCTAATTCTTTGTGTTTGTGAGAAGATGTTTGGATCTGCAACAGGTATAATATCTACTTTTTGATCAAAATCTGTTTTAAAAATTTGATTTTGTCCACCGACAACGTCGTATGGGTACATGTTTGGTAGATAAGTTACAAAGTTTTTAGCTAACAGTGCAAATTCTGACTTCATAGCAGAATATAAACGCTTGTGTATAGCAGACATAACCCGCGATCCACGCTCCAAGAGCGCTACAGTCGTGCCCACTGCTGCACTTTGATTACCATCGCCCACTTGCATATCAGCAATAGACGCGAATCGTTGACCTGCGGCAACAACTGTGCCCATCAATTGTAATAATGTAGCGTCTGGCCCCTTAAATGGTAGTGGCATAAACGCATCTCTAAGATTTCCACCAGGTGCATCAACGTCACGGAACTCGCCCGGCTGCAACGGTTGAGCTTCGTCTCTGACTCTGATGCCTCGCATTTTAAATCCGGCCGGTAAGTTTGACAAGGTGCCGGCGTCTAAGAGCTGTCTTAGTGCGGCTGTGGCAGTTCGTGATAAACCGCCGATCATGTGGATTAGGCCGAACCCGTAAAACCCGAGTCCTGGTAGAAACTTGAAGTGAACAAAGTAGTCTTGACGTTTTTTAGTCATGTCTCCTTCATTCCAATTTCGTTTGATAGATAAAACTTCTCCTGTGTCTTCTTTGACTGTAACAATGTATGGAAACTTAACGCCAGTAGACTCGCCTGTTTTAGGATCAATGTCCTCTTCTCCTGGAACTTCTATGTGGACGTGCGCTTCAAGTATTACACAAATATCGTCAGCTTTAGTTTCAACACCACTCATTTTATCTTTTGCTTCTTCAATATCACTTTTGTTGTAAACACCCTCTTCTGTCATTTCAGTTTCTTTAAATATACCTGCTAGTTGGTGTTGACGTATGTCGTTTGTCGTCATTTTAATTTTATGAATAATTGTTTCTGTATCATCTAGTGATGTTGATGTGTATGGCACATATAAGTCTTCAGCAGGTACAAACTTTGATACACTACGTGATAACATTGCATCGTAATAAACTTTTTTAAATGTAGAACCTGATAATGGTAAATTAAACAACATTTGATCAAACTCTGGTTCGTATTCTTTCATGTTTACCATTAACTGGTAATTCATAAATTCTTTAACTCTGTGTGCTTGTGCAACTTTTTCTGATGACTCTAGTCCTATAATCTGTGTTCTAACAGGACCATTTGATGGCATAAGTTCTTTGTAAGCAAGTGCTTGAAATTGTGTAACTGCTTCTGCAAGCACAGGGTGTGTTGCACCAGATGCACCTTGAAAAGGTTCTGCTCTATCTTCGTATTTAAAACCAAGTAAGTCTAAACCTTTTTTATAAGTTTGCTCCCACTCATCTCTTGATGAAGAACATTCTTCGTATGCGTCTAAAACTTCTGAGGCTATTTCATTAAGATCACCATCTTCTAAAAATTCTGCTAAGTTTGCATTGTGTTGTTCTGCACCTTGCATAGCTTCTTGTTGAGGATCAAAATCTACTACGGCACCACCGTCTTCCATCATTTCAATATTAACGTCAGCGTTTGGATTTAAGTCTTGTGCTTCTAGTTCTACGTCTTCGGGTAGAATTTGTGTAGGCATTTTTACTTGATCATCTTTTTCTATAGCCATTATTTACTCCTGTATAATGTTCCCATGCCTTGTGACATCGGTCCTTTTTGTGGTGGCACTGTACCACCGTTTGCAAACTGTTTTGTTAGTTTAAAATTAAACATAGGGTCTCCCGAAGGGGGCTCTGCCATACCGACGTTTAAAAATAAATCATCGCCCACCTCTTCTCCAATGTTATATGATTTAAAATCGTCTGTTATATTACCAAATAAACCTAACGGTGGTTCGTCAACCATAGTAGGTTTTTGTCCGTGAGCTTCAAAAGCTTCAAAAGCCCGACCAGCCATTTCTGCACTTTGGTTTTCAGCTGCCCTTTGCATCATGAGATTAAATTCTTGTTCACTAATGTGACCACCTTGTTGTTTTCCCATTCGCATGTATTTTTCCATATCTGATTTCATTTTTTGCACATAAGGCATTCTTGAACCTCTAGATCTTAAAGGTTTATCACGAATAGCTTCTAGTGTCGCTTTATTTATAGCGACTGCGCCACCATCACTGAACTGTGGTTCCGACCCACCTGCTCTAAATAATCTTCTTATAAATTCTTCTGATCCTTCAGGATCAATATCTATCATTCTTTGCAATTTTACATTGTCCTCTAATAGTATAGCTCTAAATCTTTCGTAGTCGACTAGCTTCATCATAGCGCCTCTCATAGCTTCGTTGTACCTAGGTGATTCTTGCACCATGTCATACAAAGCATCCATTTGTTCAAGTGTAGCTTTGTCAGATCTTGAAATATTTTTAATTTGCTGCATGTCGCCTATAATGTCACCTCTATGACCTGTTTGAAAAGGACCTGTCTCAACCATTTCTTTTTCAAGCCGTGGATTTATTCTTCTTAGTAGTCCCATTATGCCACCTTTAAATTTTTTCTCTCTTGGCTTAAATGGAATAATATTATCTTTTCCTTGATCTCTTAATCTATTTAATTGTGTAAAATCTGTTTGTATAAATTCAGGTGCACCTTTAACTGGTTTTGGTGTCAGATCACCACCTAATTTTTCTATTTCAAGTAGGTCATCCATTCTTCCTATAGCATCATCCATGTATTCTAAATACTCGTTACCTAACCCAGGAACAGGGTTGTCATAAATTTGTTTAGAAACTTTGTCTCTTATAGCAGTTGCAATTTTTGTTCTTTGTGCTTGTGAAAGCAAACCAAGTTTTACACCTGTTAATATATCTTCTGCGTCCCTTAAACTATATGCAAGTCCTTCACCTGTTGGTTGGTCTACAACCTCGTCAGGAACTCTGTTAAGTTGTTTTTCAAACACAGTTTTAAACTGATCGTCGGAAATACCTTTTGTTTTTACTTTTTGTTTGTACGTTTGTTTTTGTCCAAATGGTTTAATACCTCTCGATGCAAGTTTAGCTGCTTGCATAATACCCTCAGCTAATAACCTTCCTCCTGCTCCCATTTCAACACGACCACCGTCAGCTTGTTTTGTTCTTGTTTTTTTAAGTGCGTCTTGCAAAAACTGTAATGCTTCTGCAGGGTCTTCACCGTCGTCCATCATTCTATTAAAAGCCTCAATCGCTTCTCCCACTTGAGTTTGTTCTGCTCTTGCAATCTCTGTCATAGCTTTTGCTTCTGCTTCCATTTTTTTCATGTTTTGAAGTATTTGATCACTTTCATCAGTCATGCCTGATATCATATCATCCATCTTTCGTTGTACAGACGCAGTTCGTCCACTAATAGGTCCTTCACCTAGAGCTTCCATCATGTCATCTACAAAGCTTTCTGTCTCTCCAGGCACAGCTTGTTTATTAGTAACAAAAGCTCTCATGCTATCATCGTCAAACGGACTCATGCGTTTTGGACTACCAGCCTCGTACCCTTGGTTTGCTAGGTCAGCAATAGCTTCTCTAATTTCTGTTTCAGTCTTACCTGTTTCTTTCATCATTCTATTGATCAAAGGCATGTCTGCTATTGTTTTATCATAAAGACTGTCTTGTATTACTTTGCCTTCTATAGTAGTTCCTTCATCAGTTACTTTTGTGCCTTCATCAAATATTGTAGCTTTTTTGTTTTTGTAAACAGGTTGACCTGTATACGAATTTGTTGTACCGCTCATTTCACCATAGTGTTTAAAATATAAAACCCTGTCGCCCGGTCCACCCGGCATGTCCGTGAGCCGTTCTCCAGTCTCATTTAGTTTTGAATAACGATCCGCGGCGCCTGGTCCACGTCTATTAAAACTGAGCGGGTGCGCTTGCAATCTTTCACTACTCATGTAGCGTGCTTCAAGAAGATTAACGAGATCGTCCATCTTTGACTCGCCTTCTCTATAAAAAAGTTTTGATAATTGTGGGTCTTTGTCTGCGGTGTCTATAATTCTATAAGCTTCTCTAACTTCGTCTATTCCAAACTCATCAACTAAATTTTTTGCAAATACGTTTCCTACTTTGGATATTTCTTCCGGGCTTTTACTTTTAAATAAAGATGCAATACCTTCAAGTGCTTTTGAAAGAATTTTTTTCTTAGCCATTAATAATACGTCCTTTGTTGTTGTGGTAACGGTTCATCCTCGTAATCGTCTGGATGGTCCACAAAACCACCTTGTCTAAATCTCATTACGGCTTGAGTCATGCTGTCCACTAAGTCATCGTGTTCGCCTAGTGGGAATGCAGCGCATTCCTCAATTACCTCTTCAGCAAATTCTCGGTCCGGTGCCCAAATCATTCCTGACTCGAACAGTGGTGCCACAGCATTCACTCTAGTATGTTTATCATTTCCCTTGCTTGGTGTAAAGTTAATAACTGGTATGCCTAGTTTGCGCATTTCATAGGTTAATGGCAGTCCTGACGCTTTGGCCTCTACAATGACAGATTCTGGCTTCCAATAGTCGTATTGCTCTTTGGCAACTCTACGTAGTTCTGGAAACTCAAATCTATCCTTTACCATGTCTACAAGAATTAATTGTGGGGCACTGTCTTGGTCAGGTGTAAATACACCCCATGTGGTTATGGCGCTGTAGTCAGCCGTTTCTTTTTTCATGAACGCTGTATCGTAACTTTGTATGACATGTTGTAGTGGTGGTAGTTCGTCTTTGTCCCACACTTTCCACCATTCTCTTTTGATAATACTACCCTCTTCTGCAGTCGGGTTTTGCTGGTATTGCGCATTCCATTTTTGTATACTTACGGATGCTTTCACCGCTTCTAGTTCTTCTTTTTTCCAATACCCTGGCCAAGTTGGTTTCCCTGATGGTAAGATTGCAGGAAACTCGATTACCTCCCATTGATCCGCCTTTGGTTCTTTTTGTGCTTTCATTAGTTTTCCTGTTAAGTCAGCTACATTCCATCTCGTCATAACAAGAATAATCCTACCTCCAGGTTGGAGTCTTTGTCGTGGACCTGATGTATACCATTCATAAACCCTATCATAAGAAGCCATGTTCATCGCGTCTTGCTCCGAGTGTGGATCGTCAATGATAAGTAGATCTGCACCACGACCTGTTATTGATCCGCCAACACCGGCTGCATAATATTCGCCTCCTTGTGCAGTTTCCCATTTACCTGCTGCTTGTGAATCTTCTCTTAATCTTGTGTTAAATATTTTTTGATAATCTTCCATATCAATCAATGTTTTTGCTTTACGACCAAACCGTACAGCAAGTTCTGCATTGTTGGTTGCTTGAATTATTTTTAATTCTGGTTTGTTTCCAATCATCCATGCAGGTAAGAAGTTTGATGCAAACTCAGACTTTGTATGTCTTGGTGCCATATTAATAATAAGTCGTTTTAAATCACCATTAGCTACGCGATTAAATTTTTCTGACATAATTTTATGATGTTCACCTTCTATAAATTCAGGCCACATGTGTTTTACAAAACTTAAAAAGTCATCGCGGATCGCTTGCTCTTTTTTCTTTTCATCTAGCAGCAGCATTGTGCGTAGATATTCTTTTTTAGAATCTGATGGTAAGTTGTTTATTTGTTCTGGCGTTAGCATTTGAAAAAAATTTCTAAAAAATTTTTGCACTTATGTTTTTAAAAGTGAAAACGAATTTAGCACGTATTTAAGTCTAAATCAAACATATACATGACGCATTGGGACCCCTCTATATACAAATCTGGGGTACCCGGGGGGTCGCGTAAATTTTCAAGCTGGGTTGTTTTGGGTCCTACTTTTTTTGTAAGTGCGCAAGGCCGCAAGGCCGCAAGG